CAACCCCTTCGATTCCCCCGGCTTCTCGATGGCGAGCCTGACCGCCGCCATCAACCTCATCCCCAACCGCTACGGGCGGCTGGAAGCCTTGAACCTGTTTCCGGCCAAGCCCGTGCGCACGCGCCAAGTCGTCCTCGAGGAGTACGCCGGGCGCCTGAACCTGCTGCCCACCCGGCCGCCCGGCTCGCCGGGCACCGTGGGCGAACGCGGCCAGCGCCGGCTGCGTTCCTTCGTCGTCCCGCACATCCCGCACGACGACGTGGTGCTGCCCGAGGAGGTCCAGGGCATCCGGGCCTTCGGCTCGGAGACGGAGATGGAGGCCGTCGCGGGCGTGCTGGCACGGCATCTGGAGACCATGCGCAACAAGCACGCGATCACCCTCGAACACCTGCGTATGGGCGCACTCAAGGGCCAGATCCTGGACGCCGACGGCAGCACGATCTACGACCTGTTCACCGAGTTCGGCCTCACCCCGCAGGTCGTTGCCTTCGACCTCGGCAACGCCGGCACCAACGTGAAGGCGAAATGCCTGTCGGTCCTGGCCGCGATCGAGGACAACCTCAAAGGCGAGTTCATGACCGGCGTGCATTGCCTGTGCTCGCCTGAGTTCTTCGCGGCGCTGACCGGCCACGCCAAGGTCGAGAAGGCCTTCGAGAACTGGCAGCAGGGCGCAGTCCTCATCAACGACGTGCGGCGCGGCTTCACCTACGCCGGCATCACTTTCGAGGAGTACCGCGGCCAGGCCACCGACGCCGAGGGCAACGCGCGCCGCTTCATCGCCGCGGGCGAGGCCCACGCCTTTCCGCTGGGGACGGTGGACACCTTCGCCACTTACTTCGCCCCGGCCGACTTCAACGAGACCGTGAACACCCTGGGCCAGCCGCTCTACGCCAAGCAGGAGCCGCGCAAGTTCGACCGCGGCACCGATCTGCACACCCAGAGCAACCCGCTGCCGATGTGCCACCGGCCCGGCGTGCTGGTGAAGCTCACCGTCTGAGGGTGCCTGTCCGATGGTCCGTGTGGAGGATCTGTACGACGCCGCCGAGCGCGCGGGGCTCTTGACGCCCGTCGTGGTGGGCGCCGCCACCGTGCACTGTGCGTTCCGCGCGCCGGACGAGACGGTGCTCGACGGCCTGGCGCTCTCGCGCGACTTCGAGATCGAGTACGCGGCCTCGCGCCTCGCGCTCGCCCCGGGCGACGTGGTCACCATCGCCGGCGAGCCCTACCGCGTGCGCGAGGTGCGAGCGCTCGGCGACGGCCGCGAGTGCCGGGCCCAGCTTGCGAGGCTGCCATGAACTCGGTGCGCGAGCGCCTGCTGCGCCTCCTGATCGATCGGCTCAAGGCGGCCCTGGCCCCGGCACCCGTGCTGCGCCAGCCGGCCACACCGCTGCCCCGCGAGGCCGGCCCGGCCTTGCTCGTCTTCGTCGAGGGCGACGCCCTCACCGCGCATGCCAACCGGCTGGTGGACCGCTCGCTCACCGTGCGCCTGGTCGCGCTCGCGCGCGGCACGGACGCCTTCGACGCGGCCGACCGGCTGATCGTCGCCGCCCACGCCGCCGTGCTCGCGGACCCGAACCTGGGCGGCCTGGCGCTCGCGGTGCGCGAGCTCGACGCCGACTGGGACGCCGACGACCTCGATGCCGGCACGGTGATGCTGCCGGCGCGCTACGAGATCCGCTACCGCACCACGCTGACCGACCTCACGACCCCGGGATGACCCATCCAATGCACATCGAACTGCTCCAAGCCCACACCCACGCCGGCCGGCGCTTGAGCGCCGGCGCGCGGCTGGACCTGCCCGAGGCCAGCGCCCGCTGGCTGATCGCCCGGGGCGTGGCCCGACTCGTCACGCCGGACTCCCCGGCGCCGGCCCCATCCCCCAAACCCCCGCGCCGTGACGGTTCCGCCGCCGCGGCAACCCCCACGGGAGACTGACCATGGCCTACTTCTGGCTTCGGCCGCTTCGCTTAACGCCCGCTGCGCGGGCATTAGCCTTCGCCGCACCGCGCCGACACGGCGCGTTGTCCGGACACATTGCTGATCGCTGAGGAGGGACGGCAATGGCTTACTTTTCTGGACAGGGACGCGTTTACATCGGCGCGCGCGACTCGGCAGGCAACCCCGCCGGCCTCACCTTCGTCGGCAACGTGCCGGAACTGAAGGTGTCGCTGTCGGTGGAGACGCTGGAACACCAGGAGGCGCAGTCCGGCCAGCGCCTGACCGACCTGCAGCTCATCAAGACCAAGAAGGGCGAGTTCGCCTGCACGCTGGAGGAGCTCAGCAGCGGCAACCTCGCGCTCGCCCTCTACGGCCACTCCACCACGGTGGCACCGGGCACGGTCACGGGCGAGGCGCTGCCCAACCCGGTCACCGCGGGCCACCTCTATCCGCTCGCGCACCAGAACGTCTCGGCGGTGCAGATCCAGGACGGGAGCAGCCCGCCCAAGCCCCTGCCAGCGGCGCAGTATCAAGTGCACGCCAGGCACGGCTCGGTGCTGATCCTCGACGCCACGACCGGCGGCCCCTATGTCGAGCCCTTCACCGTCGATTACGCCTATGGCGCCGCGCAGAGCACGGCGATGTTCACCCGGCCGCTGCCCGAGCGCTGGATCCGCTTCGAGGGCCTGAACACCGCCGACGCCAACCGCGAGGTGGTGATCGACCTCTATCGCGTGGCGATCAACCCGGCCAAGGAGTTGTCGATCATCACCGACGAACTGCTGAAGTTCGAACTCTCCGGCCAGGTGCTGGCGGATCTCTCCAAGCCCGCCGACGGCGAACTCGGCCAGTTCGGCCGCCTGGTGCTGCTGTGAAGGAACGCGACCATGCCCGACTTCGAGACCTTCCCGCCAAGCCCCGAGGTGGTCACGGTGGCCGGCACCGCCGTCGAGCTCACGCCGATCCGGCTGGGCGAGTTGCCCCGGATCCTCGCCGCGGTGCGGCCCATCGCCGCCGATCTCTCGGCCGAGCCGGATTGGCTCGCGCTGCTCGCCCGGCACGGCGAGGCGGTGCTGGAGCTGCTCGCGCTCGCCACCCGGCGCGAGCGCGCCTGGATCGAGGGGCTGGCGCTCGACGAGGCCGTCACCTTGGCCGCCGCCGTGTTCGAGGTGAACGCGGATTTTTTCGTGCGGCGGGTGGCGCCGAGCATCGCGCAGGTGGGCGAGCGGCTGGCGCCGATCCTCTCGGCTGGGACGATGCCGTCGCCCGGCTCGTCGCCGCCGGCCACCGCCACGCCGAGGTGATGGGCTACACGCTCGCGCAAGTGCGCGGCTTGCTGGCCGCCCACGAGCGGCGGGAGCGCCGGCAGCACGCCTTGCGGCTGGCCTTGCACGCGGTGGCGGCCCAGGGCGACCGGGCGGCCATCGAGCGGCTGCAACGCGAGTTGTGGGAGGACGTGAGGCCATGAAACTGACTCTCACCACCTCCGGACTGCTCGATCCGAGGCGGCTCTCGGCCTGGAGCGCCGAACGCCGGCGGGCGATCCACGCGGCGGTGGCCAAAGGGATGGCCGCAGGCGGCCGCGAGGTGCGCGAGGCCGCCCGCGCCCAGATGCGCAGCGCCTTCCAGGTCCGGCGTGCGAACTTCGTCGCCTCGCTGCAGGCCAAGGTGTTCAACCGCAAGCCCGATCGCCTGCCCGCGCTGTGGGTGGGCAGCCGCATCCCCTGGCTGGGTATCCACGAACGCGGCGGCACGGTGGCGGGCCGGATGCTGATCCCGCTGCTGCCCACCCGCATCGGCCCCAAGCGTTTCAAGGCCGTGATCGACAGCCTGATGCGTTCGGGCAACGCCTTCTTCGTCGAGAAGAACGGTCGCGTGCTGCTGATGGCCGAAAACATCCGCGAGAACGCCAACGTGCTCGGGCGGTTCAAGCGTGCCGAGCGCGAGCGCAGCGGCGTCAAGCGCCTGCAGCGCGGCCAGGAGATCCCCATCGCCGTGCTGGTGCGGCGGGTGGATCTGAAGCGCCGGTTCGATCTCGCAGCAGGCGTGCAAGGCGCCTTGCCCAAGCTCGCTGCCGCGATCGGGCGTGAATTGGACAAACTCTAATGGCAACCGAGCGAGCCCAGATCCTCATCCGCGCCGTCGACGAGACGCGACGGGCCTTCCAGTCCGTACAGGGAAATCTCGCCCGCCTGCGCGACGAAGCCGCCCAGGTCGGCCAGGTGCTCTCCCGCATCGGCGGTGCGATCGGCATCGGGCTGGGGGTCCGCGAACTGGTCGAGGTCGCCGACCAGTACAAGAATCTGCAGGCGCGCCTCAAGCTCGCGGTCACCTCGCAAGAGGAGTTCAACCGCGCCGACGCGGCCCTCTTCGAGATCGCCCAGAAAAACCGCGCGCCCCTGGCAGAGACCGTCACGCTCTATGCGCGGCTCGCACCCTCGGTGCAGGCGTTGGGGCGTTCGCAGGCGGACGTGCTGGCGGCTACTGATGCCATCGGGCAGGCCGTGTCGCTCTCCGGCGCATCCAGCGACGCGGCGGCCGGTGCCCTGCTGCAGCTGGGGCAGGCCTTCGCCTCGGGCCAGCTGCGCGGTGAGGAGTTCAATTCCGTCATCGAGCAGACGCCGCGCCTGGCGCAGGCCATCGCCGACGGCATGGGCGTACCGCTCGGCGCGCTGCGGGCCCTGGCTCAGGAAGGCAAGATCACCTCCCAGGCCGTGCTCGACGCCCTGCTCAAGGAGCGGACGCGCCTGGCCGAGGAGTACGCGAGCCTCCCCGATACGGTGTCGGGCGCGCTCACCCGCTTGAAAAACGCCTTCCAGCGCGCCTTCGGCGAACGCGACGCGAGCTCGGGTGTGACGGCGGGACTGGCGCAGGCGATCCAACTGGTCGCCCGGCATCTCGAACTGCTGATCGACTTGGCCGGTGTCGTACTGGTCGCCGCCCTCGGCCGGATGGCGGGCGCCTTCGCATCCGGCGTGGCCGCCACCCGGGCGGAAGCGGCCGCGCGCCTGGCCCACCTGCGCACGCTGCAAGCCGAGGCGCTCGCCCGGGTGCGTCTCGCCGATGCCGCCTTGGCCCAGGCGCGTGCACAAGGGCTCGTCACGAGCGCGCTGGTCGCGGAGGCGGCCAAGGCCCGGCTGCAGGCCACTGCCGCCTCCGGTGCGGTGGCCCAGGCGATCGCCTCTACCACCGTGTTCGGGCGTGCGGTCGGGCTGTTGCGCGGCGCACTGGCCTTGCTGGGCGGCCCGATCGGCGTGCTGGTCACCGGCGTCACCCTGCTGGGCGGTGCGCTGTATTCCTCGCGCGATGCGCTGGTGGAGTTCGGCGGGCGTACCGCCTCCATCCGCCAGATCGTCGCGGCGACCTGGGACCTGGTCGTCGAGAAGGTCGGCGACGTCGTCGGTGCCTTGGGTCGGCTGGTCGGCACCAACGATCTGTCCTGGGCCCGCGTGCGCGAGGCGATGGTCGGCGCGCTGAACGCCATCGGCACGGCGGTCCGCACGATGGTCAATGTCGTCATCGGCGCGTTCAACGCCATCGGCAGCGTCGTGGGCATCACGGCCGCCTTCCTGGTCGAGCGCTTTCGTAACGCCTTCTCCGACATCGGGGAGCTGGCGAAGGCCCTGGGCCAGGACGTGGCCGCGGCCTTCAGCGGCGACTTCTCGATGCAGTCGCTACGCGCGGCACTCGGCCGCCAGCTCGGCGAGGTGCGGGATTTCGGGAAGGAGCTGGCTGGAGCCGTGCGCGACGCCGTCACGCGTGACTACGTCGGGGAGGCCGCGCAAGCCATCGCCCGGCGCATCCGCCCCGAGCCAACCCAGCCGGGCGTCTTCGGCCGTCCGCAGCCGCAGGCCTTGTCCGCCCCCGACAAGGGAGGCGAAGCAGCGAAGCTCGCCCTCGTGCAGGCCCAGGCCGAGACCGAATTCAAGCTCCTCAAGGACGCGTTGGACCGTCAGGCGCGGGCATTGGATGCCTCCCTCGAAGACCGGCTGATCTCGCTCAAGGACTACTACGCGGCCAAGACCCGGATCGAGCAGCAGGAGATCGATGCGGAGATCCGGCGCGTGCAGGTCTCGCTCGCGGAGCAGCAGCGCCTGCAGAGGACCGGCAAGGACGAACCGGTACGCCTCAAGGCGAAAGCCGAGGTCGCCAAGCTCGAAGCGGAGCTCACCGTCCTCAACAACAAGCGCGCGGACGTCGAGGTCGCCAACGCCCGCGCCGCGGCGAAGGCCGAGCGCGAACTGGCCGAGGCCCTGGCCCAGGCGCGCGAGGAACTCGCCCAGCTCACCGGCACCGACACGGCGGAAGACCGGCGCACCGCGATCGAGCGCAGCTACCGCGACTTGCGCGCGCGACTGGCGGCCGAGAACGACGCCGCGGGCGTCTCGCTCGTCGACCGGCTCATCGATGTGAAAGCGGCGCAAGCCAACCTCGCCGCGCTCGAAGCCGAGTGGCGTCTCGTCACAGAGCGGCTGCGCAATGCGCAGGACGCCATCGGCATCCAGAGCCAAGCGGGGCTGCTCACCGAAGCCCAGGCGCGTCGGCAGATCGTCGCCTTGCAGCAGCAATCTGCGGCCGAGATGCAGCGCCTGCTGCCCGCGATGCAGCAGGCGGCAGCGGCCATCGGACCCGATGCCGTCGTTCGGGTGCAAGCCTGGCGCAACGAACTGGAGCGCACGCGGCTCGTCACCGACGAACTCGCGCCGCTGTGGAACCGCATCGGCGAGGGCTTCGGCACCGCCTTGCAGGGCATGGTCACCGGCGCGCAGAGCTTGCGCGAGGCGCTGTCGAACCTGTTCCGCCAAGTGGCCGACGCCTTCCTGCAGCAGATGGTCATCCAGCCCTTCCAGCAGTGGGTGGCGATGCAGGCGAGGATGCTCGCCATGAAGCTGGGCTTCACCCAGCAGGAAGCCGCCATCGAGCAGGCGGCGGCCGCCCAGTCGGTGGCCACCAAGCAGGCCGAGACGGCGGCCAAGGTCAGCGCCAACGCCGCCGAGGCGGGCTCGGGCGCGGCGGCCTCCCAGGCCTCCATCCCCATCGCCGGGCCCGCGCTGGCCATCGCCGCGATGGCGGCGATGGTGGCCGCCGTCATGGCCTTGCTGGGCGGGATCAAGAAGTTCGCGGCCGGCGGCTTCGTCACGGGTCCCGGCACGGCGACCTCGGATTCGATCCCGGCGCGGCTGTCGGCCGGCGAATACGTGGTGCGTGCGGCGGCGGTCCGGCGTGTCGGCGTGGCCTTCCTCGATGCCCTCAACGGCCTGCACGCCCCTCCGGTGTGGGACGGACGGCGTCTGGCCTTCGCCGCCGGGGGGCTCGTGCCCCAGGTCCAGGTGCAGCCGGCCGCGCCGCCGGTCAGCCAGGCCGTGCGCATCGTCAACGCCATCGACCCGGGCGTCACCCACGACCACCTGCAGACCCCCGCCGGCGAGCGGGTGATCCTCAACATCATCGGGCGCAACGCGCGCGCGGTGCGCGCGGCGCTCCAGGGGTAAGCCATGGCCTTGCTCTTCATCGACGGCTTCGACCACTACGACCCGCAGGCACTCGACCTCTTCGGCGACCCGTGGCTCGCGCGCGGCAAGGCGGCGTACCTGTCGCCTCAGGCCACGCGCATCCAGGGCCGGCGACCCTCGTCCTACGCCTTGCGCCTGCCCGCAGGCGCCGGCGGCGGGTATGTGAAGAACCTGGAGGCCGGGCGCACCAGCCTCATCGTGGGCGCGGCACTGCGCGTGGCGTCGTTCGATAACACCGGCGAGGAGCCGGTGCTGCTGGGCGTGCGCGACACCACCGCGCAGGTGGCGCACCTCGTGCGCATCGGCGAGGACGGCCGGCTCAAGCTCTACCGGCGGACGGGATCGGGAACGAGCAGCTGGGACCAGTGGATCTCGACCTCGGTCGCGACGGCGGCCGTGCGGGGGTGGCACTACGTCGAACTGCAGGTCGTGCAGGGCACGAGCAACGGCACGTTGAACGTGCGCCTCAACGGCGTGCTCGCGATCACCCTGTTGGCGCAGAACACCACCCAGGGCGGCGGGCCGCTGCTGACGGCTTTCGTGGGCGCGGTGCCGGGTCAGCCCTGCCCGGCCACGGTCGATGTGGACGACCTGTACCTCGCCGACACCTCGGGCACGATCAACAACACCTTCCTCGGCGACGTGCGGGTCGATGCGCTTCAAGCCCAGGCCAACGGCGCACAGAACCAGTGGACGGTCGAGGGCGCGGCATCCGCCTGGGAGGCGGTGAGCGACGGCGACGAAGCCACTGCCATCCGCGCGGCCACCGCCGGCCTGCGCCAGACCTTCGACGTCGAGGCGCTGCCCGCAATGACCACCCCGGCGATCCACGGCGTGCAGGTGACCCTGCTCGCGCGCAAGACGGACGCCGGCAACGGCCGCGTGCGCGGGCTCGTGGCGAGCGGTGCGCAGACGGCGGTGAGCGCCGACATCCATCTGCAAGAGCAACTGGCCTGGCACACGGCGCTGTTCGAGCGCAACCCGAACGGCAACGTGCAATGGACGGAAGGTGCCCTCAACGCCGCCGAGTTCGGGCTGGAGTCGGCATGACGGATCGGCTTCTGCCTGAGGTGGTGGCCGAGGTCGGTGGCCAACCCACACCGTGGGTCAGCGTTGTCGAGCAACGGGCCGAGTCGATCTCGCGCGCGGCGTTCGGGGCGCTCGCCGCCACGGCGCTGGCCGAGACCTCGGCCCGGCCGCTGCCGGCCACCCATCTCTCGACGCTGTGGGCCGAGACGCTGGCGGAGCACGCACCGCCGCGGCACGCTCCCGCCCTCTGGGTCGAGGTGTTGCGCCGCGACACCGCCGCGGCGGCGATGGTCACAGAAGCGATGGAGGCCTTCGGCGAGACGCCCTGGCCCGAGGCCCAGCGCGGGGTGTTCGCCTTCCGCCACGACTGGACCGAGCCCCTGGTCGAGCGCCTGCAATGGGCGACCGGCGTGGTACGGCTCGCCTCGGGCAACGAGGCGCGGCAGGGGCTGCGGCGCGTGCCGCGGCGCTTCCTGACCTACCACGTGGGCCACGGGCGCGCGAGCGACGCGCTGGTGGCCGAGTGGCTGGCCGACCATCTGGGCCGGCTCGCGTGGTGGCCGCTGCCGCAGCACGTGGCGAGGCTGACCTTGGCGGCGGACACCGGCGCGCGACTGCTTCCGGTGACGTCGGTGGATGAGGCGGGCTTTGCGCCGGCCGCCGCAGAGCTGCGCCTGGAGGAAGACGGCCTGCACTGGCCTGCGGATCGGCGCTTCGCGCTGCTGATGGCCCCGGACGGCTGGCAGGTGCTGGCGCTCACCGAGGTGGAGCCGGATCGACTGTGGCTCACCGAGCCGCTGGCGCGGGCCGTCCCCGCGGGCGCGACCGTCCTGCCCCTGGTCGAGGGCCTCGCAGTGGAGCCGGCCGAGTTCACGCAGTGGTTGCCGGGCATCATTGCCGGCAGCGTCACCGCGCAAGTCGCCTTCGAGCCGCTGCCGGACGAAGGGCTGCTCGACGATCCCTGGCTCGACGGCCTGCCCGTCTGGCCCGATGGCAACTGGCGCGACGACCCTTCCGTCACGGCGCAGGGCGTGGTCACCCGGCAGGACCTCTCACCCGCAGACCCTTGGGTCCGCCGTGACGACCCGTGGCCGACGACGACCTTCCAGCGCCGGTTTCTGGCTGCCGGGCGTGAAGACATCACACGGTGGCGCGCGCGGCTGTACCGCGCCCAGGGGCGGCTCGGTGCCTGTTGGCTGCCCGACGGTCTGGCGCCGGTGTTGCGCGTGACGCGTGAGGCCGATGGAGAAGACGGCTTCCTGCGCGTCACAGGTGAGGACCTCTCGGCCTTCTGGCACCGTCCGGCGGGCGCGCTGATCGTGCATCCCGACGGCCAGCGCCAGCATGTGCTCACCGCCACCTGCCATCGCGACAGCGACAGCGACGGCTGCAGCGTGCTGGTGCTGCGCTCCGGGCTCGAAGCCCCCGTCCCGGCCGGCAGCCGCGTGGTGCGTCTTGCGCGCTGCCGGCTCGACCACGACGCCGTCGATCTGTACTGGCACACCCCCGAGCTGGTCGAGATTCCCCTGACCCTGCGCCGGCTGCCCGAGCCGCGCGGCAACGATCGCATCACCTACACCCCGTCCTGACCATGAGCGAGAGCCCCCTGTTCGAGGTCGAGCTCTACGCCTTCGAAGGCGCGAGCGGCAGCTTCCGGCTCACCCCGCACGAGTTCGACGTCGAGATCGGCGGGGAGCGCTACGAGCGCTGCCCCCTCGAGCGCAGCGCGCTCGCGCTCGGCGCCGAAGCGGCCAAGTCGGCGCTGGAGTTGAAGCTGCCGCCCGACCACGCGCTCGTGCGGCATCTGCTGCAGGCGACCCTCACCGGCGAGGCGACCGCGGTGCGACTGCGGATCGCCCAACGTGAGGCCTGGGGCGAGTATTGGTGGCTTTCCGGCACGCGCTGGATGGGCCGCGTGCTCGGGGTGGAGGTGGCCGATGACTCTGCGCGCATCCGCTGCGAGTCCGCCCAGGTGAGCTTGAAGCGCATTGGTCTCAGGCGGCTCTACAGCCGCGCCTGCTCGCACGTGCTGTATTCGGCCGCGTGCGGGGCGACGCCGATCTCGGCCACCGCCGAAGTGATCCGCTCCGAAGGCCGCCAGGTGGAACTGGCGAGCCTGCCGCCCGAGGTGGCCGGCATGCTCGCCGGCGGCTGGTTGCAGACGCCGGCAGGCGCGCGCCACATGATCGTCGGCGAATCGACCGCGGGCGTGGAACTGCTCTACCCGGTGGGGCTTGCCGCCGGCATGAGCGTGACCCTGACCGCCGGTTGTGACCACAGCATGTCCACCTGCCACTCCCGATTCGGCAACCTCGCCAACTACGGCGGCTTCCCCTTCATCCCGTCGAAGAACCCGTTCTCGACGGGCGTCTTCTGAACGCGCAGATCCGCCCATGTGGTACCTGGTCGTCATCGTCGTGGCGGCGCTGGTCTCCGTCGCCCTCGCGCCCAAACCGCCCGCCCCGAAACCCGCCGAACTCTCCGACCTCGACGCGCCCACGGCCGAGGAGGGCCGACCGATCCCGGTCGTCTTCGGCGCAGTGCTGCTGCGCGGCGCCAACGTCGTGTGGTACGGCGACCTGGAGGCCGAACCGATCAAGAAGAAGGGCGGCAAGAAATGAGCACCGACGTCCTCGTCACCATCGCCCACGTGCGCGCCGCGGGGCTCTGCGTGCACGGCACGCGCACCTGGTTCGCACGCCAGGGCCTGGACTTCCGTGACTTCCTCGCCCGGGGGCTGCCCGCCTCGAGCTTGCTCGCCACCGGCGACGCGATGGCCGCACGCGTGGTCGAGGTCGCGCAGGCCTGCCATGAGGAGCCGCGCTGATGGGCGGCCGCCGCAAGAAGCAGACCGTCGGCTACCGCTACCGGATCGGCATGCACCTGGTGCTGTGCCAGGGGCCGGTGGATGCAGTGCAGGAGATCCAGATCGGCGATCGCACCGCCTGGGGCGATGCCAGCCGCGCGCCGCTGGCGATCGGCCATGGGCTGGGGCGGCTCTCGATCCACAAGCCCACGCTCTTCGGCGGCGACGAACGCGAAGGCGGCGTGGTGGGTGAGGTGGATGTGCTCAGCGGCGATGCGACGCAAGGCCGCAACGACTACCTGATGAGCCGCCTGGGAGCGGCCATCCCGGCGTTTCGCGGGGTGCTGTCGCTCGTGGCGCGCAAGATCCTGTTCGCCGCCAACAACCCCTACCTCAAGCCCTGGGCGGTGCGGGTGCGGCGCTTCACGGCGGGCTGGCACGACGAACCCTGGATGCCCTGGAACGCCCAGGTGTATGTCTGGGATGCCGACGTCGAGTCCTACGTGACCGTCGGCATGAACCCGGCCCACATCCTGGTGCAATGCCTCACCGACCCACACTGGGGGATGGGTTATCCGCAGAGCACGCTGGGCGCGAGCTTCTGGAACGCGGCCTGGGCGCTCGAAAGCGAAGGCTTCGGCCTGAACCTGGTCTGGACGCGCCAGCAACCGATCGAGGCCTTCATCGCCCAGGTGCTCGACCACGTCGGCGGCATCCTCTACCTCGACCCAGAGCAGGGCACCTTCGAGCTCAAGCTCCTGCGCGACGATTACTGGATCGACGGGCTGCCGGTGCTCGGCCCCGACGAGATCGTGCGCATGGAGCGCTTCGAGCGCGCGCAGTGGGGGGAACTGCCCAACGAGATCACCGTGGTCTACACCGACTGGGCGACGGCCAAGGAGTCCACCGTCTCGGTGCAAAACCTCGCCGCGATCCAACTGCAAGGCGGGGTGATCAACCAGCGGCGCGACTATCCGGGCGTGAACCACGGGCCGCTGGCCGCACGGCTCGCGCTGCGCGACCTGCGCGCACTGGGCTCGCCGCTGGCGCGCATGACGCTCACCGTCGCCCCCGGCGCCCTGGAGCGTCCGCCCTTGCCGGGCGACGTGTTCCTGCTGCATTGGCCACGCCTGGGCATCGAGCGCATGGTGGTGCGCGTCACCGGCATCGACACCGGCACGCTGGGCGCCACCGAATGGCGCATCGAGGCGGTGGAGGACGTCTTCGGCATGAACGACACGGTGCTGTCTCCCCCGCCGCCACCGGTCGAGGAGCCGCCCCTCGTGCCCATGCCGCCGGCCCTGGTGCTGGCGGTCGAGGTGCCGTACTGGGAACTCGCGCGGCGCCTGAGCCGGGCCGACCTCGCCACCCTCACCGACACCGACACCTACGTCGGGGCCCTGGCCTGTGCGGGCGGCACGGGGCAGTTGAACTGGCAGCTCGCCACCGGGCCCGCGAGCGCCGATCTCGAGGCGGTGGCCCCGGAAGACTACGCACCCCTGCTCACGCTCGGCCAAGCGCTGCCGGCGAGCGAAGCCGATGCGCTGGCCGTGCCCGTGACGGCGCTGGCCCAGCCCGAGCGCCTGGCGGTCGGCGACTACGCCTACCTGGTCGATGCGCTTGGTGCGATCCGCGAGGCCGTGGCGATCCTCGCCTTCGATGCCGCCGCGGGCACGGTGGATCTCGCCCGCGGAGTGCTCGACACCACGCCGCAGGCCCACGCGGCCGGCACCCGGCTGGTGGGCGTGGGCGAGTGGCTGGCCGCCGAGACCACCGAGCGCGCGCCGGGCGAGTCGGTCTTCGTCGCCGCCGTCCCG